AGAAACACGCTAGAGGTAGTGTAACAGCGGCTAAACTTGTTTTACCAGTACTTAAACCTGCTAATTACAAGAAAGATTACCAAGTAACAGGAGAAATTGGCGGAGTAACCTTGGAGGCTATTAAAGCCTTAACTAAAGAGGAGATAAGGAAGTTGTTAAAAGATGGACAAGAAGAAGAGACCAAAGACGACAAAGAATAACGATATTCCTATTAACGAATTAGTAAAAAGTGAAATGTTTAAGGATTACGCCAAAACAATACTAGCAGAAAAGAGTTTAATGGACTTCACTAAACAAGCTTGGAGCATTATAGAGCCTGGCGTTGAGTTTAAAGATAACTGGCATTTACATTACTTAGAGGAAGAGTTATTACTTTTAGTAATTGATGATATAGAAAATATATTATTAGAAGAACATACACAGGAATACATAGACCATTTAAAGACAGATGTTTTTAATACAAGACTTAATATTAACATACCACCACGTACAATGAAATCATTATTTATCAATGTATTTTTCCCTTGTTGGGTTTGGATTCACAATCCATCTAAAAAATTCATTACTGTATCTTATGCTAAAGATTTATCAATGAGTTTAAACCAAAAAAGACGGGAAATTATAGAAAGTGATTGGTATCAAAGTCGTTGGGGAGACCGTGTAAAATTAAAGGACGAACAGAACACAAAAACGTCATTTGAGAACACAAGACAGGGAATAATGTTCAGTACATCTATCGGCGGAACCTTGACTGGTAAGGGTGGAGATATTATTTTATTGGATAAGCAAAAGCTTGATTTTGGTCACTCCACAATAAATATTAAAGATTGTAAAATTGTCCCTTATATTAGAGATAATATTCGAATAACTATGTGAACGTATATAAAAACGGTGTTTCTACATAACAAAAAATAAGTAGAAGCTAACGGGGAAACCGTAATATTATAAATATCGGTAATTCCGTGCCAAGTACGAAGAATAAAACTCCGTAAAGGTGTATCGACTATTCCGAAAGGAAGTACAGTAGAGATTAATACTACTGGAAGCGCATAGCAACAGAAATGTTGATGATATAGTCAGTACCATTAGTAATAATGGATAGATACGGATTTACAAAACCCAAAACAAGCAGAGTCAGAGGCAGATAGAAAATCAGCTATTAACTTCTTTAGACAAACACTTCCTACACGTTTAAATGACTTTGAAAAAGGTATTATTGTTAACATACAGCAACGTTTACACTATAACGATGTTAGTGGCTTTATTATAGAGAATTATGACCATTATAAAACCATAGTATTACCTTCCGAAACTTCAGAAGATAGATATTATGTATCACCAATTTCACAAAAAACACATAAATATAAATCTGGAACTGTTTTGTGGCCGAATAGAATGCCACCTAGTTGGATTAAAATGATTAAGAAAGAACAGGGTTCCAGAACATATAATGCACAGTTCTTACAAGACCCTACACCACCTGGAGGATTCTTAATAAACACAGGTTGGTTTAGAAGATGGAAGAATTTACCTATATTTAACGAAGAATTAATGAAAAAGAGAAAAGACAAGTACAAAATAATTATGGCTTGGGATATGAACTTTAAAAAGAAAGTTGGCGCCGATAATGTTGCTTGTAGTGTTTTCTTAACAGATTTCGTTACTACTTATCTTATAGATAAATTCGAAGAACAAGTAGGATTTATAGAAACTTTAGATGAAGTAACAAAAATGAAAGACAAATGGGAATTTATTTTGTTTAAATCTAAAGTAAGTGTTCCTATAGAAATAATTATAGAGGACAAAGCAAACGGACCAGCAATTATGGAAGTACTTCAGTTAAAAATTCCTGGAATTCTTCCTATTACACCAGTAGAAGATAAAGTAACTAGAATGACATCTATTACGACATTTATAGAAGCGGGAAATGTATTAGTACCGTCTTTAGATACAAGTGACGCATTAGTAAAACATTCTTGGTTGCCTGACGCATTAGAAGAATTAGCAAAATTCCCTAATGTACAACACGATGACTTTTCGGATTCATTCTCTATTGGTTTAAGACGTATTTATGTTGAACCATCGTCAAAAAGAAAACCTATGCGAATATTTTAACATAAATACAAAAATTACGAATAGAAGGAGGGATAATTTTGGGAAAAGGACTTTTAAGTTTAACCACAGAAGCCGCATTTAGTGTTTTAAATAAATCACTTAAAAATAGCGGAGCGTTTACTAAGTACTTTGTAACAAAAAGAGCCGAACCACCAGCAAGAAATACAAAAGAGTGGCTAAAAAGATTTACCGAAAGCCCACGTTTAAGTCCTGTTGGAAAGATGGCTATTGACATTGCTACTACAAAAGGTAAAGTAGTCAAAGTACAAAAGAACGGTGTGGTTAAAGAACAAGATAATCACCCATTGTTAGATTTATTATACAAACCAAACGAAGAATTTAATTTAACAGGAACAACAAGTTTATACTTGTGTCAGTTATTTTATTTAATTAAAGGTGAAGCCTTCGGTATTATAGAAAGAGATTTAGAGGGTTTACCTGGAAAATTAATGTTTGTTCCGCCAAACTGGGTTACATTACCATCAAAGGAAGAAGAAAAATATAAAATAGACGTTCCTCAAGGACAAACGTTCTATGTACACCCAGATGATATGTTTTATAGAAAAAACCCTAACCCAGCAAATCCGTCAGGACGCGGTATTGGTAGAGTAGAAGCATTATCGGACGAAATAGATACAGATGAATTCATGGCTAAATATGCTAAAACGTTTTTCTATAACGACGCAACACCAAACTTAGTTATTACAGCACCAGATAACGCTTCAGACGAAGAGATTAAAAAATCTGAACGTAAATGGTTTCAAAAATTCGGTGGTTTCTTAAATAGTAGTAGAGCGGCATTCCTTAATTGGGACGCAAAAATACAACTACTAAATACTTCAAATAGAGAAATGGACTTTATTGAATCCAGAAAGTTTTATAGAGATTTAGTTGGTCAGTTCTTTGGTATTCCACCAGAAATTATGGGTAATGTAGAAAACAGTAATAAAGCAACTGTTGTTGCAGCCCGTGATATTTATAGAAATGAAGTATTAAATCCAATGTTTATTGAATTTGAAGAAGCTATTACTTGGCAATTACTTAGAAAGTATCCAAATTCAGAAAACTTAATGTTTGTTTTTGAAAGAAAAGAAGAAGACAACGACGAATTCCAACTTAAAGTGCTTAATCAATCTTTTGAAAGAGGCGGATTAACAGTTGGAGAATATAGAATTGGTGTTAGTAAACTTTTAAAACACGATTTAGAACCATTTGACGACGAGTTGAACGATAGTTTAATTATACCTAGTAATAAAATGGTTATAAATACAAAAAAACCACTCAAGGAGCAATTAGAAGAACAAAGGGCTACAAGTGGTAATAATAATGGAGGTAAAGATGATGAGTAACACACCTAAAAGGTATAACGAACTCCGTAAAGGAGAGAATTATTCTTTAAATGTGAAAGCCGTTTCCGTTAATGATGCAGAATACACACTAAAGTTTGTTGGTAGTTCAGAAACTCCTGATAGACACGGTGATATTGTAAAATCAGACGGATGGAAATTAGATGCTTACAAAGCCAACCCTGTTTTCTTATGGGGACACGACCACCGACAATTACCAATAGGTAAGGCTGTCAATGTTCAAGTCAACAGTAAAGAAAAAAGGTTAGAATTTGATATTAAGTTTGCTGTAGAAGAATATGCTTTTGCCGCAACTGTTTACAAATTGTTTAAAAGTGGTTTTTTGAATGCAACTAGTGTTGGATTTATGGTTTTAGACTATGAATATGACGAAAACGAAGATGCTTTTATACTTAAAGAAAACGAATTACTTGAATTATCGGCTGTTACTGTACCAGCAAACCCAGATGCTTTAATATTAAACAGTGCTAAAGGATTGTTTAATGAAAGAGATGTAGAAAGATTAAAACAAGAGGGTATGTTGAAATCAGTAATTAAAGAAATTGAAGAATTAATCAAAGAAGAAAAGGAACAAGAGACAACAACTGAGGAAGACACAGAAACACCTACTGAAAATAAAGAATCAGAAAGTAACGATTCTGAAAATGATGTAGAAGAAAACAAAGATGCCGAAACAGAAGAAACAAACGAAACAGAGGAAACAAATGATAAAGATGTTGATTCTGATGAAGGTACAGAGGAAAACAAAGATGTCGATACGGACGAAGAATTTGAAAACGAAACGGTAGAAAACGGTGCGTCAGAACTTGCTGAATTAGAGGTAGGAGATGACGAAACTAAAGAATTAATTGAAGAAGTTAAAAGTTTAGTTGAAAAAGTAAACGTATTAACTGATTTAGTTAAAGAAATTATTACTACTAAGGAATCGAAAGATTCTGAAAATAATAGTGATGAGGACATCACAGAAAACCAAGACGAAGACAATACGGAAAAAGAAGTTGAAACTGATACGGAACCATCAGAAGAAGACGTAATTTCTAAATTGGCAAAAATCTTTGGTTTGAAAAAAGAAGTCGAGTAGAACTTCACAAAATATAGGAGGACTAAAAACAAAATGGAAAAAGATGTTATGGAAAAATTACAAGTTCTTGTTGACAACGCTGTTGAAAAACACATGAACGGAAAAAATTATAGCAAACTTTTAGCGAATAAAGAAGAAGAAAATACTAACCGTTTCAATAGAAGTGGCGAAAAAGGTATTATGTTCGCTCGTTTCGCTAAAGCTGCTTTATTCACACAACGTGAAATCATGGCTGGGAACAGCAAAGCATCAGCAAATCCTGCAAAATTCCAAGAAGATTTCTTGAGAAAAGGATATGCTAAAGACGAACAATTCATTAATAAATTAGACAAAGCTTTAACTCAAGACGGAGACGGTGGATTATTAGTACCTGAGATTTATTCTGACGAATTTATTGAATTACTATATAATAAAACTGTTGTTACTGAAATGGGAGCAACCATTATTCCAATGGAAAAAGGAAATATTAGTATTAACAAACTTATCGGTGGACTTACTGCACAATATATTCCTGAAGGTGGAGCTGCTTCATTTACTGACATTTCTTTAGGTAGAGTTAGATTAAGTTCTAAAAAATTAATGGCATTAACTGCATTAAGTAATGATATCTTAAGAACAAACTCTTACTACGCTGACCGTATTGTGTTAAACGATATGATGGAAGCAATGGTACAAGCAATGGATTATGCAGCATTATATGGAACTGGTGGAGAAGATGCACCATTAGGTATTGCAAACACATCAGATATTCAAAAAGATACTGTAGCAGCTGCAGCAACTCGTAGCAAATTCGTTGAAATCAAAGCTTTACTTGGTAAGAAAAATATTAACCTTTCTGACCCAACAGTTGGATGGGTAATCGGTTGGGATACTTGGGAACACCTAGTTGACGAACGCGATAACGGAGAAGGACTTATTAACCGCGAATTATCAGAACGTGGAACAATGTTAGGACACAAAGTATTAGTTTCTAACCAAGTTAGAACTAGTGGCGGAACAACTGACGTATTCTTCGGAAAATGGAATGACTTGTTAATTGGTGAAGAGTTTAAAGTTGAAATCGCAATGGACGGTAGTACAACATTTACCGATACTGATGGTAATAGTATTAATGCATTCACAAATGACTTTATCGTTTATAGAGCAATTATGAAACACGATATGAAACTTTCACGTGGTGTATCATTTGTTAAATACGTATTCAACGCATAAGATTGAGATTTAACATTACGTTAGATTAACATAAAAAAGTTGAGCCGCCATTGAGTGGCAAACAAAAAAACATAGGAGGAAAAAACCAAAATGAAAAGATTATTTAATTTAGATAGAGTAGATTTACAAGTTGGTGTAGTTGATACAACTGCAGCAGTAGGAGATGTAAATGGTTCTGCTATCGATTCATTAAACTATAATAGTGGTATTGCATTGTTTAACCTTGTTAATACAACTGTTCAAACTGACTATTCAATTAAGTTACAACACAAAGACGCAGAAGCAGACGATTGGGCAGATGTTGACACTGATTTAGTAGCATTGGTTACTGGTTCAATTACAGATAGCGAAGCTACAGAAAAAATCGAAATTCCTTTCAACAGTTTAAAACGTTATGTACGTGTTGTTGCTACATTAGCTGAAAACGCTGCAGATTCAGCTGTAATCGCTTATGCTCTTGGAGATAAAGATTACGTAGCGTCAGCAACAGACTTTTTAGATAATTAATACACTTAATTGTGTACAGTGAACAAAAAATTAAAGTACTGGGCGTCTTCAACAACGCCCTAGACTTTAATAATCTGAACCTAAAACAGTTACGTGAAATAGCTGAAAAAGAGGAAATCGAAATTCCTCCAAAATATATACACGTAGACGAAATTCAAGAGTACTTATATCTTAGGTATATGTATGGAGAACTAGGTTCTACATTTGGAGGTATAAAATGGCTGAAAATCTAATTGATACAGCTTTAACAACGTTAGATAGAGTTAAAGATGAATTGGGAATTGAATTAACAGACGATTCTTCTGATGATAAATTAATTCGTTATATCAACGAGGCTACTGCTTTTGTTGAAGACTTTACTGATAGAACTTTTGGTGAAGTTGAAGGCAAAGAAGAGTTTTTATCTGGTTCCGCAGATAATTATTTGTTATTGAACAATAGACCAATAATTAAAATTAATTCTATTACGATGAATGGCTCAGAAATAACAGATTTTTTGGTCGACCCTGATGACTACGCCAGAGGTATGATATACAGAGAGCGTGGTTGGCACAAATCAACTTATTTAGTTGGATTAGCTGGAGACCAATTTGGTGAAAAGCGTTCAATCTTAGTTAATTATGACTATGGTTATGTTTTACCAAAGGACGCCACAACAGAAAAAGCACAGACATTACCGAGAAGTCTTGAAGCAGTTGTTATTAAGCTGGTATCATTAAAACACAAAGAAAATTCTAGAGATAGTTATGGACTTAAAGAATTAAAACAAGGAAGATTAACTCTTAAGTTTAGTAACAGTATGCTAGAGGACAACGATTTGAATATACTTAATAAATATAAACAAGTAGGAGTGTGGTAACAGTGAAATACATATTTATACAAGACTTGCATCTCGTTACTAAAAATAAGAATCAATACTATAAAAAAGGACAACAAGTAGAATTCACAGAAGAAGAAGCACTACCATACATTAGTATGGGAGCTTTAACTAAAAGTGTAACTACTGTTCGTTCTCTAAAAGAAGAACTAGATAATTTAGGTGTAGAATATCCAAGTAATGCCCGCAAATCAGAGTTACAAGAACTTTATGACGGTGCTCAATGATACTGGATTCAAAAGCAGATTTCTACACACCTTCCGGAAAAGAAAAAACAAGTGAAGGTAAACTAAGAACTCTTGCTCCTGTTAAATACTTAGAAGATATAAAATGTAACATACAATTTGATGATGGACATCTTACTTTTGAAAAGTTTGGCGTAACAGCAAGTAATAATGACGCATTTCTTTATGTTGAGGACAAACGTGTTCTGGATGCAAAAAGAATGGACAACGTTATTGTTGATGGAAATGTTAAGTACGAGATAGAAAAAGTAATTCCATACAGTACACATATAGAAATAATATTAAATGAGGTTGTTAGTTAATGGCTAAGCATGGGATGCGTGTTTATTCCAGAAAAACTGGAAAGCCTGGATTTAGTAATCTATATACTAAGTTTAGTAACTACCAAAAAAATGGGGACAAAGTAGCAGTAAATGTAACCAGAGAGGTAGCAAAAAACATTAGATTAGATACTAGACGTAATATTAAGGAAAGATTAGAAAGACAATCTGGAGAATTGTATCAATCTGCTTACTTTAGAAGAAGGTATAGAATATTACCTACTTACGAAGTTGGTGTTGGTGCAGAGTACGCAGAATTTCCTGAATTTGGTACTGGTGAACATAATATTTTCGGTAGAGGAAGAAAAGAGTCTTGGGTTTATCGAAGTGAGTCAACGGGCTTATTTGTTACGACAACTGGACAGGAATCTCAAATGTTCTTCAATGATGCATTAGAAAATAATTTAGGTAGGTATCCAGACCTACTAAAAGTTGAAATGGGGAGGATGCTTAGATGACACCACAAGAAGAGCTTTACCAAGCACTTAGTACAAATGCTGGTGTACTTGAGTATCTACCAGCAGAAAGAATAGTTAGTGAATTTCCAACAACAGCAATGTTTGGTTCGGAAACACTAAATCAACACTTTCCAAGGTTAACTTTTACCTTGGCGGATAGGAAACATTCATTATATACGGATAATACACCAATATTAGATACATTGCAGTTTGATGTAGACATTTGGTTAATTGACGATATACTTGTTAACTATTCATTAAACACAATTAAATTGGAAGTAGATAAAACTATGTTATCGTTAGGTTACTCGAAAGTAAGTGAAGAAGAAAGACGTGTAATTGCTGACAAAATAAGTCACCTATCATTATCATATGTTAAAGAATTTCCATCAAACTTATAGGAGGAATAAATAAATGAAAGACACTCAAAAAGTAAGAATTGGGGTTAAGAATTTACATTTCGCAATCCTTAACTCAGATACAGCGTCTGGATTGGCTTATGAAACTCCATATAAAGTTCCAGGACTTATCAAAATTGATACTACACCAGGAACAAATGTGGATACATTGTACGCAGACAATAAACCAGCTATCGTTTACTCGACTGTTGGTAGTGTCGAAGTATCAATTGAAAAAGATAGTTTACCAGATGACCTTTTAGCACATATCTTAGGAAGACCTACAGAAGGAGCAGTTAACTATGTAACAGGTAACAACAATGCACCTTATGTTGCTGTTATGTTTGAACAAACTTATTCAGATGGAACTTCAAGTTATGTAAAATTATTTAAAGGTAAATTCACAGAACCTGACAATTCAAACGAAACTAAAAATGGCTCTGTTAATTTCCAAACTGGAACAATTAACGGTTCATTCGTAGCAACAAACTTTGAGAAAGACTTTGGTTCTGGTAAAAATGAACCATTAGTTATGGCAACAGTTGACGAATCATCAGCAGATTATGCTGGCGAAGGTCTTACTTGGTTTGACAACGTTTATGAAGCAGAACCAGCATTAGCAATCACACCTTCTGTTTCTGACGGAGATACTGGAGTTTCGGTTAGTACTGACATTACGTTAACATCAACAAATGAACTAATCGCTAGTATCGCAACAAATACATCTAGAGTATTTATACTTGAAGATGGTGTAGGAGTTCACGAAAGTGAATTATCAATCGACGAAGATAAACTAGTCGTTACTGTATCACCAACTACTAATTTATCATCAACAACAAGTTATACATTAGTTTATAGCTTAAAAGACGTTTACGGACAAGAAACTGGTTCAACAGTAGTTAATTTCACAACAGCTTAACAAATAAATGTTGGGAGGTAATATAAAACTTGCCTCCCTTATTTATAAAATAAAATATTGAATGGGGGAAAACATTTAAAATGAAAGTAAAAAACTTTAAGTTTAGAGACGTACAAGTCTTATCTAAACTAGTAACAAGATTGGAACTTACTAAGGAACAAATTACAGAATTAGTAGGTGTATTAACTGGGGCTCAAAACTCAATGCTTTTAACAGAGGCAGAGGTTGAAAAGTACTTATTAGAAAACTTAGAAGCGAAAGAAAGACGGGAATTATACGAAGAAACAGATGGAGATTTTGACAAGTTAAGAGAAGCTGCCCTTAGTCATAAGGGTGTTTCAACGAGCGCTGGGTTACTTGATGTAATCTTAAAAGTAGTTGGAATCTTGGCTGAAAAGTTCGACGTAATTATTGATTTTATGGACTACTATTTAGAAGAGTACGACAAAGAACAAATCAAAGATATGGACGAGGACGAATCTGTTGAAGCCTTAATGGCCGTTATAAATAACAAGGGTTTCGCAAAATTCTTCTCCAATTTCTTCAACTCGAAATAAATATTGGTTGGGACGTTATCGAGGACGTACTGAGACAACGTTATTCCGACATTAATTTTATTTTAGAACAGGAACCAGAGGTTGCAATTAAAAAGATAACTGTGGCTTATGAACAGTATAACGAAGACAGACTTTTTAATGTGTGGACGCACTCGATGAGTGGTAAATCGTATGCGGATTGGAAGAAGAGTATAAGGGAACAAAACAAAGATGGAAACAGTTCTGCTACGGGCACTGACCTAGCCCGTATGTAGATTACTTGCGGAGGTGTGTTAGTTGGCTAAAAAAACAGTTATTGAAACTTTAGTAGTTGAGCTTACAACAGACAACTCGCGTTTTAATAGGGGAATGAAATCCCTACAGAAATCATTAAACAACATAGGCGGTTCATTAGCCAACTTTGGTAAACGATTTGGTAGATTTGCAGTGGCGGCATTTGCTGCTATTGGATTTGCTGCTGGTAGATTAGCCCAAGAATACGATATGGCGATGAACCGTGTTAAAGCGGTTACACAGTCAACAATGGAACAAATGCAAGCGTTATCGGACCAAGCTAGATACTTAGGACGTACAACTGCACGTTCTGCGAGACAAATTGCGGAAGGTATGGAGACCTTAGGTTTGGCTGGGTTTAGTACACAAGAAATTCAAGATTCAATTGCTGCTGTAACCAGTTTAAGTATTATTTCACAACAGGAAATGGGAAAATCAGCACAGGATGCTGCGAACATCATGGCTCAGTTTGGTATTGAGGCTGAAAACTTAACTCAAGCGGTAGATAAACTAGCCGCAACCGCAACAAGTTCAAACCAAACAGTTGAAGACCTTATTAATGGTTTAAAGTTTGCTGGACCGATTGCCAAACAAGCAGGATTGGAATTATCTGAAGCTGCTGCAGCAATGGGTATTTTAGCGAATAATGGTATTCGTGCTGGTATTGGTGGACGTGCTTTACGTATGGGTATATTAAAACTTATTGCTCCTACTGCACAAGCCGCCGAAGAAATAGAAAGTTTAGGTTTATCAATCTCAGATGAAGTTACTGGAGAAATATTACCATTTAACGATATATTAACAAATGTAAACGAATCCATTAAAGATTTAGGCGATGCTGAACGTATGGCTACTTTAAGAATATTATTTGGTACACGTGCACTTGGACCTATGAATATATTACTTAGAGAACAGGCTATTGCAACAGAAAATGGTGGAAACGCCTTTAAAGATTACGCAGATATGATTGCTGCAAGTTCTGAAGAAATAGAAGGATTTGAAGGTACTGCCGCTTGGATGGAACACGTTATGATGCGTGGTTTGCCTGGAGCATTGATTTATTTAAAATCTGCGACTGAGGGTGCTTTATTATCATTACAAGATGTTTACAAAGACTTTTTAATCGATGTAATATGGGGAATAACTAATTTACTGAACGCTTTTTCGGATTTAGAAGTTGGTAACTCTGTAATATTAGATTATATATCAAACTTTGGTCAGTTTAAGGAAGATGTAAGTACAGCAATAAATTATGTAATAGAAAAGATAGATGCCTTTATTTATAAAATAACAGGTGTAAATAATGTAATAGAAAGTATGACTGAAAAAGTCAGAAGTGCTTGGGCAAGTCTTATTGCATTCCTTGAGGATACATTTGGTTTCAACCTTACGGGAGAGATGACAAGAGGAGCAGTTGTTGATATAGCACTACTAATTGCTGCTATTGGACCACTATTAGTAATACTTGGTACTTTAGTAAGCACACTTGGTTCTTTAGTGGGTGTGTTTCAATTAGTAACAAAAACTTTAGGTTCTGCATTAAAGATATTCTCAATGAGTATGCCGGCAGCATTATTAGCAGCATTATCAGCATTTGTAATTTTTAAAGACGATACAGGAAGATATACAGAAAATATAAAAAACTTTATGTACGATATCTCAAATGCTTTTGTTTGGGTAAAAGATAAAATATTTGGTTTATTAACTGCATTCCTTAGCTTAGAAACCGGACGTTCTGTATTTTTAGATTATATAACAGACTTTGATAAATTAAAAGAAACAGCGGGAACAGCAATAGATACAATAATTGCTAAACTTGACGTGTGGATTTTAAAACTAACGGGAATAGAAGAAGGAACAAGCGTAATGGTCGAATACGTAAAAACAAAATTCGACGAGTTAATTGAATACTTAGAAGAAAAGTTTGGTATTGACCTTACTGGTGAGTGGACACAGGGTATGATAGTAGATATGACTGCTTTAGGAGTAGCATTTACTGCTTTATTACCATTATTAGCACCAGTAATAGCTGCTTTAACATCTTTGTTAGCTTTAGTTGGAACTAAACTAGTAACAGCTTTTAGTTATTTAGGTGGAACAGCAATTCCGGCTTTAGGAAAATCGATAGGCGGTCTTGTTGCTACTGTTAATCCCATTGTTGGTGTAATTACAGCAATAGCTGCTTTGGCTGGTGGTATTGGAGCTTATGTTATTAAAACTGGCGAAGATATGGACGAGTACAAAGAACGTATAAATACTGTTGTAACAGAAATAAAAACTACTTTTGGTACACTATCGTCTATTGTAGAAACAACATTATCTGGAATTGTTGGTGAATTTAAGGCTTTATGGTATGAATTAACAACTGGCGAAACTGGAGAAAAGATGGCTGAGTTCACTACAAAACTTACTGAACTATTTGGTGGTATATTAGTTGTAGTTATGGATTTAGTTGGAAACTTAATTATTCAACTTGGTAAAATATTCGACGAGATAATAAGGACAATAGGTCCAGTTATTGTCGCGGTTACATCTATTGTTGATGTGATTATGGAATTACTTAAACCAGCAATGGACGCTATTTTTTCAGAAGAAAATAGAGAAAAAATTAAACAGTACTTCAACAGAGTTACAAAAGTAATAACCGACTTAATTGGAATTATAAGAGGTCTGGTTAATTTTATTACTGTTTTAATGAAAGTCTTGAAACCAGCTATTACTTGGATAGGAGAAAATGTATTACCTATATTAGAACCAATATTTGCAACAATTATTGATTTAGGTAAACGAGTATTTGAAATTATTGGTGGAGTTACTGGATTAATTAAAGAGTTATTCGGTGTGTTTTCAGAGGATGGTTTTGATACAGAGGCGTTCTTGTCTGAATGGGAAGGCTTTAAAGATGGTTTTGTCGGTATTTTTACTGATTTATGGGATAATGTAAAAGAGATATGGGATAAAATAAAAGGATTCTTTAATGAATTTAAAGAAAAGCTAGAAGAGGCTTTTGATTTTATATTTAATACAAACTGGGGACTTGGTGAGAGTAATTCCCCCGCTGAAACATTAGATTTAATTCTTTCTGGTATAGAAGAAACGTGGACTGGTTTTAAGAATTGGTTAGACGGTCTTTGGGAAGAAATAAAAGAAGACTTATCAGAAGGTTGGGATTCTGTTACTGAACCTATAGATACAGCAATTGATGATATTAAAACTGCTTGGAGCGGTTTTAAAGATTGGATAGGCGGTATTTGGGAAGACATAAAGGAAGACGTATCAAAAGGTTTTGATACTGTAATGCAACCAGTAAAAAATGCTTTTGTTGGATTATTTGGTGGAGAAAGAACTGTAACAGAAACTTATAGAGTTTACGAAGCAGCTGGTGGTTTAGGTGAAAAACCTAAATATGTCACAAAAACTAGAGAGGTTGTTGTTAAGGAAGCTGGACTTATAGTTGATGCCTTTACAAAAGTTAAGGAAACCATTGCTGGTTTATGGGATGGTTTATGGGAAGGTGTAACTGGAATATCAGCTACTATTGGTGACGGAGTATCAGACGCAATTTCTGGACTAAAGAATTTATTTAACGCTGTATTAGACCCAATAAAAGACGGAATAAATAGTTTTATTGATAGTGTTGAAGGTGTTATAAATAGTTTGGTAACACCAATTAACAACGCATTTGATGCTATTTCTGGGGTAGAATTAGATTTAGGATTTGCAACAATATCACCATTTTCTTTCTTAGACGTTAATTTACCAACAGCCGATTTTGATGGATGGAAACTTGCTGAAGGTGGATATGTAAAAAGAAAACCTGGCGGAATTCTTGCTAATATTGGTGAGGGTAGTTCCGATGAGGTTGTTGCACCAGTTCCTATGTTACAGAAACTATTTAGTGAAGCAATGGAAAATGCTGCGGCAACAATGGTTAAAATATTAGACTCTAGTGAAATGGTTAGACAAGCGAATAGAAGTATTGGAACACCAATTACTCCTATGAATGCTGGTCCTAGAGGAGAAGGAGCACCACAATATTCATTTAATACAAGTAATGAATTTAAGGTAGATGGAGATGTTGCAAATAAAATTAAAACAATACTTGACCAACAAGAAAGAGATAGAAGATTAAAATTAAGGGGGTTTAAAACGTAATGGCTAAAAAATTAGAAATAACAAACTCAGCCGGAATTAAAAAAACTTTTCAGTTATTTTATAGACGTGGCGAAGAAGAAGCCATAACCGACCTTACTGGTTTTAATCAGAATTTCGGTGTGGTACTAACCCACGAACGTTCGCCTTTTCAACAAGGTGCTACTACGGTTGCTTTACGTGGAGAAACTAGGCCTTTGTCCTTTGTTATTCACATATTAAGACCTACACAAGAAGAGTTAGAACAACGTATTACAAATATAGTAGAGTTTATGAATCCCTATAAGGGAGAATTAACATTAGTACACGATAATGGTGTACGTAGAAGAAGAATTAAAGCGTATTACATTGGACATTCATTTGTTTCGTATGAAGATAATAGGGGTTATGGTACATTAGCGATAGACTTAATGGCAGATGATGCTTTATTTGAAGATGAGAATATGCAAGTTGTAGAAATGGGTACTGGGGTAGGAGCTTTCATCCTACCTATGTACATACCATTTGAATTTGGTGCCGATGTAGAGCACGTATTAATAGAAAATTCTGGTGATTATTATAATCCTGTTGAAATGGTGTTATATGGACCACTTACTGACCCTAAATTAATACGAGATGTTTATGTAGGGGATGAGATTGTTCGTTCGGACGAGTTAGCGTTTGAGAACTTCACCTTACCTGAAGATTATAGTGTTAGAATTAGGACAGAGCAGGGTAGAGAAGAGACTACACTTATTTCGCCAGAAGGCATTGAGACAAATGTTAACAGATATTTAAGTGTAGACAGTAATTATTGGCAACTATTTGTGGGAACAAATGTTATAAGATTTGCGGCTGGTTCTGGTTATCCATATACACAAATCAAATTCAGACGTAAATACATAGTTGCATAAGAGGTGACGAGATGGCAGTAATAAAAAGATTTGAAAGTTATTTTAGAGAAAGACAATACGACGACAAAGACCTAAACAGATATATGATGCCTCTCATAAACGAGGGTGTTGTTAAAGACGACGCTAACGGTAAGTTTGATATTATATCTACAGATGGAAATGTAGTAGAATTAGACGGTGGTTCTGCTTTTATTGGTGGGGACTACGCATATTTCGTTGAGTTTAGTAAAGAATTTAGTGGGGATACTATTCCACTTACATTTACTATTCCTACAACACAAGATAGAAAAGACTCTGTTATTATTAGAGTAGATAGAGACGAGAAAAGTATTTCTGTTGTTATTAAACAAGGTTTATCAGAAGGATTAGCAGAATACCCAACATTAGTCCAAGATATTGATGGAAGTAATATGTATGAATTCTTGTTATACAATGTTGACGTACATACTAATGGAACAATAACTACAAGTGATGAGAGAACTTATGTATCACAAAAGTGGGCAGAAGAGTTTAGTGGAGCCGTAAAAAGTACAGATGGTACGTTTGCTAGTAATAGCGACAACAAAATACCAACAGAAAAAGCCACAAAGACTTATATAACGTCTGTGGTTGGATTATTAAGTAATTTAGATACAAATACTACTACTAACATTGTAAACGCTGTAAATGAGCTTGTAACGGATATTGGAGTTATAGAAGGAGATATAACTGCTTTACAAAATGCCGCATCTGGAAATACAAACGCTATATCTGCTTTAGATACCCGAGTTGGCTTCTTAGAAGACGACACACATACACATAGTAATAAGACAGCAATAGACGCATTTGCTGTTGGCGACAAAGCAAAATTAGACCTAATAGAAGCTGAGGCGGATAAATACATTGGTTGGACATTTAATGTTGATGGAACAGCGCACGATAAGATTACTGCCGACGACGTATTTAACTTTATTAGTGGAGAAAACGTAACAATAACAGCAGAAACAGCTGATAACACAATAAAAATTACTTCTGATAATACACAAAGAAGTAACGAAGAAATAATGGACGTTGTGAACACATTAATTGGTGCGGGTACACATACAAGAGTAACTATAACATACAACGACACAGAAGATTCGTTGTCTTTCGTTGTTGACCCTACTAACCTAAGTGGAGAGAGAACACTAGATACACTTACCATTAAATCTTCAACTGGAGATAATTATGTAATTCCAGTAGCAACTACAGAATTGGCTGGATTATTTACAGCGGCAGATAAAAGTAATTTAGAACAGGCCTTAACAGATATAGATTCGATTGAGGCAACATTACCAAACAAACAAGATGTAGTCAACTTAGTTACAGCTTGGCAAACAACACCGGACAACACACATTATCCTAGTGAAAAACTAGTTAAAGATAATTTAGATACCAAACAGGACAATAAATTACTTACAGCGTTCCAAAGTGGAGAAAGCACACCAGATGACGAACATTACCTTAGTGAGTTGTTTATTTATAATAACTTCTACACAAAAGAAGATTCTTATAGTAGTGAAGAAGTAGATACATTAATCGCTAGAACTTATACCTATAAAGGAAAAGTTGCGGACCTTACAGCATTAAACGCAATAACTGGAATGACAACTGGAGACACTTATTATGTAACAGCAGAAGATGCTAACTACACTTGGACTGGAACAGCTTGGGAAGAAGCACCAGGAACAGTTGAATTAGCCTCATCTGAAAATGCTGGTTTGTTAAGTGCTGCTGGTTATGATAAATTACAAAACACACCAACAAATACAATTAGTGAACTGGCTAAAAAAGTTGACAAGATTTTAACAAGTTATACTTCTAAAAGTACTCTTGCGGGAACAGAGAGAGTATTTATTGATGACGCAGAATCACCAAAACAAACTACAATAGGTGATATAGTTGATACGACGTATGGAGACAGTAGAGCATTTGACAAAACTGGAGACTATACAGAAGATGGCTTAAAAGCATATGCTTCGTCAGCACTTACTTATTACTTATTAGAAAAAGTAACAGATGGAAATTATAAATGTAACATAAATGCCGGAACAGAAACAGATAAGATATACGAACTTATTATGCCTGAGGCAACAGAAGAAACATTAGTGAATATATCAACAAACAATGGAAACGACTATTATCCATTACTTTTAAACGGCGAAGAAATACCGGCAAATACTATTAGTGAAAAACAATTAAAAGTAGGATTTGACGGTAGTAACTTCTTAACTGATGTTAACGAGCCATTATTATTTGAGGAAACTTATACAGAAAGACTTGCCTCAACCAAAGACATAGTAACACCAATGGCTGGAGGAACTCCTAACTTTAAACAACTTAAAGGTAGAACTGAAGGTAAGGGCAAAGTTGCTTATGTGAATAAGACTATTGATGAACCGATTGCTGAACTTAACGGACTGTCGTTGAGAGAAGTTTTTGAAAGTAATAATTTAGTTTTAAATTCTTCTTTTGAAACAACTAACGGATTTATAGAGCACGGTTCTAATATGACCTTGAATAATAACGTTTTAAGTTTTGAAAGAAATTCTTTAAATACTTATTATGGTACTGATTTTAGAACTAATTTGCCAACCTTGACGGTAGGACAAAAATTGAAATATTTTGCACTATTAAATGTAACTCAATCCTATGATGTAAGATTAAGAACTGCTTTTGGTACAGGTGCATTAACACCTGTTGATACCACATTAACTGGAATAGAAGTGAACAAAGATTTTGTATTTACTGCTGAAAGAGAAGTTACATCAGAAGGTGTTCCAAACCATTACCTTAATCAAATAGGAACGCCAGAAACAATCTTATCCCCAGAACCTATCTTAAAAGTTAAACAACTTATTCTTATAGATATAAATGATTTAGGTATTTCTGATACAGTCGATATGGAATACTACTACTCTCTCTACCTAGCACGCAAGAACATCACAAAGAAAGTGTTGACTTATGCTGATGTGTTTGAGCAGTTTAGGGAAATCGAAAACGGTGACTTTAGTGGTGGAACTTCCAATTGGTCAAATCAAGCACCTACCAATTCAACCATGACGGTCGAGAACGGAGCCTTAAAGGTTACCGCAAACGCCGACGTAAACGCTAGCGTTACTCAATCAGGCAACATATACGGTGGAAGTCGATATTACATTTCTGGTAAATTCAAATACTCTAGAAATTATTACTCTAACAATGATAATTTGCTTTACGTATCCACTACTTTAGGACAGGGAATCACTGGAGACTTATCAGTGCAGTGGAGTCTGAAGTCCTTCTTCAGAACTAAAGAGACGGACTACTCGGCTTACAAGTTGGCTGTATTGAGTTCGCTATCAATGCTGAGCGGAGATTCCGTATGGGTAGATGACGTTCTTATGTTAGAAACAAAACACTTCGACGAATCAATCACCAAAGAACTCTTAGACACTTTCCGTGACTACTATCTAGAACACCGAGCACACTCACTCTATCACGTAAGTAATCCTGAGATTAAGACTAATAATAAGAACTTGTTTAACGTTGGAAGTGGTTCTTTCAATGGCAACGGTTTAATTATCACAACGGATAGTGACGGAACTATTACCATAAATGGGACTGCAACTACAACCACACGTATAAATCTATTAAATGGTATTAGTGGTTCTTATGCTTCAGCAGAAGCGGTTGTTAGTTTAGGTAATTTATTAAAACTTAATAGTTCTAAAAGTTATACTATAAAAATAAATGAAATTAGTGGAACAAAAACAGTATCACCGAACTATTTGCTTTTAAGAGAAAACGCTACACTTATTTATCAAACAGCAACAGAGGGTTCTGTTGGTTCATTTAGCGGTGAAAATATCTATGGGGCTTACTTCATAATATTTAGTGGAACGTTTAATAATTATAAAATATCTGTTCAACTCGAAGAAGGCTCAGTCGAAACTCCATACGTCACTAACCTCAACAACACCATCTCCTTCCCAGTCCCAAGACTCTCAGCACTAGACAATGGTGTGACAGACATGATTCATTACAAAGATGGTAAGTGGACTTATGAACAGAAGATAGGTAGGTTAGTATTGTCAGGAACTGAAATAACGAGTGCTTCACTTACTGGTACTTATATAGATAGATTCGCAATTCCAATAACGGATAGAAAAACTTCACAGTCAAATGCGACATTTGAAGGATTACATTTAATTCCAGGATTCTTTGGTAAAACTTATGCTGATAGTCTTGAAAACGAATATACTACCTATGATAATATAGACAGTGATTATATTTGGTTAGTAGTCCCTAAAGGAACCTACGTTGATATTGCGGCAGCAAACGCTGCTTTAATAGGTACAGAAATTATCTATCAACTAGCAACTCCAGTCATCACAGAGATAGAGCCAACAGGCGGAATCTTACAAGATACAGTCACACACGTAGAGCAACTACAAGAATTGCCTACAGAGTACACAATAGAATACACATTAAACGAAGAGCAACAAACTGTACTTAATACACAAAAAATAATCAATAACCAAAACGATATATTAGAAATTGAATCCGACATCACAGCGATACAATTAAACATTGACGCAATAGAAACAGACATCTTAGACTTACAAAATAACAAGTTTGACAAAACTGGCGGAACGATAAGCAGTGATGTAACGATAGATGGAGATTTAGTTGTAAATGGCTTAACCACTATAACAACAGAACCACTATTTAGTCAAGTATCTTACTCAGATAAAATAGTTAGTACAAAAGACGTACTTACTCCATTAAAAGACGGCTCACCACAACTTACAAGCGTTGAAGGTATGTTGCTTGATAGTGAGCAGTTGGTAGATAATGGAGATTTTAGTGATGGAACTACGGGGTGGGCACCAATTAGAGCAACTGGAAGTGTTACAAACGGTATATATAGTTTAGTTGGCGATGGTTCTAATGCAAGTCCTTATTTAAGAAGTGATGGTACGTGGCTTGGTGGTAAAAATTATTTTAATGCTAAAGTTAGAGTTACTAATAGTGATTGTACAGTTATACTAATTCAAATAATTGACGGTGCAACTAATCCAACTATTATTATAAATACACCTACAATTAACACATGGTATAATATATCAAATGTTATAACAGTTGGTGCATTTACACAAGTTAGAATACAACATACCTATGCTGACGTAACCACAGCAAATGGAAAAGTAATGGAAATTGATTATGGCTATAATTTTTATATAGATACCCTAATCGCCAACAAACAATACTCACCACTCTACTCAACAACATTCGATTTAATGAGTGATGCCGAAATCAAAGCACAAATGGACTTATGGGTTAATAACGGAACGTTGCCAAACGGTATTCAAGATGTAACTAATCCAAGTTATAGTGCTGTTGGGAAGAACTTGTTTGACCCTTCTTTAGATTTAACGACATTGCCTATTGCTGTATCTGGACAAACACGTATATTAGAATTAACTGTTAAACCTAATACTCAATATACGTTATCAAGCAATATAGATGAAACAAACCTAGCAAATATCTATTTTAATGGTGGCTCAACTAGTTTAAATGGGGTGTGGTTAAATAAACCTATTACTTCTACAAGCGACAGTAACGGTCTATTAGTTATATATTTTAGATATGCTAATTATGAAAGTGGAAGTCAAACCATAGAAGAATTAAATCAAGCCATAAAAGATGGCACAAACTTTATCCAACTTGAACAAGGCGACACAGCAACTGACTACGAGCCATATAAATCAGGTACTCAGTCATTCAAACATCTAGACGGAAGCGACTTACATTTAAGAAGACTACCAAATCAAACACACGACACAGTAAAATTAATAAATGGTAAGTATTATAAGATTGAGAGAGTTAAGGCTTATACGTTGCAAGAGAGTGATATAGCGAATTTATATACATCATCTACAAACGTAGATTTAGTTAGAGTTGCAAAAACTTCACTTGTTGGTATTGATGTATTAGCATTAAATTCACAAGGTACTTCTTTTGTAGATGGTTTTTTAAGCGACCCAAA